GGTGCCTGATATCGTTAACCTTTCAACAGATTATTTGTCTATGACCACACGTGAGGAGAGAATTCATACTATTAAAGATTTCCTTTCTCGACCTATTATTATACAGACTGGCTTATGGAATTCTACTGGAACCTCATCTACTGCTGGTTCCCAACTATATACTGCTAATTTCCCCGAAGTCCTAATTTCAAATGCTATGTATCAAGAGAAACTGCGGGGTTTTGTTGGCTTAAGAGCTACACTTGTTGTTAAGGTGCAGGTAAATTCCCAACCGTTCCAGCAAGGTAGATTGATGCTACAATATTATCCTTATGCTCAATACATGCCGAATCGAGTTTCTCTTGTCAATTCTACACTTCAAGGTCGTTCGGGTTGTCCACGCACAGACTTAGATTTAAGTGTAGGTACCGAAGTTGAAATGCGCATACCTTATGTTTCTCCTCACGTTTATTATAACCTTATTACTGGACAGGGTTCTTTTGGTGCAATATATTTAGTTGTGTATAGTCAATTAATGGATCAAATTTCTGGTACAGGATCTGTAGAATACACAGTCTGGGCTCATTTGGAGGATGTTGACGTTCAGTATCCTACTGGAGCTAACGTTTTCACTGGTAGTGCTCCTAATTTTGCTAACCTCGGACAGAAGATGATTGAGGGCAATTTTAGTGAGGCAGACTTACGTGAAACTTGGAAAACTAAATCTTTCCAGAAGAGTCCCGACAAAATCTTTGCACAAGTGGCTACCGAGATAAAAGAACTTAAAGAAAATGGCACCGTTAGTGCTGGGATTGGTCAAATTTCAGAAGGCCTAAACACTATGTCAAAGATTTCTGTTTTGGGAAATGTGTTTACACGACCGGCATGGATTTCAGCTCAAGCTTCAAATATTTTTAAGATGCTAGGTTTCTCTAAACCCACTATTCAGGGTTTGCCATGTGAATCCAAACTTCGAGGGCAGACTCGCATGACAAACTATGATGGTGTGGATACTTCACATAAAATGGCTCTTTCTGTACAGAATGAAATAGAAACCAAATCTGGTCTTGCAGGTACTTCTGCAGATGAGATGGACCTTTCACGTGTCCTATCTATTCCTAACTTTTGGGACAGATTTACGTGGTCCACGTCTAACACAACAGGTACTAATCTTTTGGATAATTACGTAACACCGATGAAAATCAAACCTTACTCTACTACGATTAAGGATAGGTTTGTTACTACACATATGGGTTATGTTGCTAATACTCATGGATACTGGCGAGGTTCTATAGTTTA